AGTTGCATTTCGTACATGGGTTGTATCACAATATGCAGGTGATTTTAATCCTGTGCACATTCATGATGCTAATTTATCTGGTGTTGCATTTCTAAAAATACCACCAGGTTTTGATGCTGAGTACGCAAAAGAAGATCATCACCCAACAGCTGGGTGTCTCGAGTTTTTAGGGTCCATGCCTAATCATTTTGCAAGACATAGTTATATTGCAAAACCAAAGGTTGGAGATTTTTATTTGTTCCCTTCATGGCTTACACACCAGGTGTACCCATTTAGATCTGAAGGAGAGCGTAGATCATTAGCATTTAATGTACATTTTACGCTAGATGCACCAGTGAAAGGAGTTAACGTATGAAAGAGTTAACAGATGCAACGAGGCAAATAAATCAGATTCTTCATCAATGTGAAGAGGATGGTGACACTTTTGATACAACGTTAAATAAACTTAGTAGAGTTAAAGTACACGGTGTTATATTTCCTACACTTATGTTAATGGAAATTATAGATAAGTTTGCTGAAGGATATAAAGAACGTCAAAAGAAAATTGAAATACCAGCAAGTGAAGAAGAATTACAGAAGAAGTATGCTAAGGCATCATCTAATTGGAATAGTAAACTTAATTAATGGAGAAAAAATTAAAAATTGGCTATCAAGATATAGTCATAGAGCGTGAAACGTCCACGTTTCAAAAACAATCAGATTCATATGGTGAGTATGATCACCGTAAGAATACTATTTCTATACAGACTGGTTTATCACCGCTTGATGAAGCAAACACATTGCTACATGAGATATTACACGCTGTAGCGTATATAAATTCACTAACGCAAAGTGACCAGCCACTAGATACGGAAAATAAAGAAGAAATAGTTATTAATTCAATGACCAATGGCCTTGCCCAGGTGTTTCGTGATAATAAGTGGTTACTACAATATTTTAAGGATAAATTTAAATAGTGCAAACATATGAGATTAACTTATGGCTTGATAAAAAAGTTATTGAGAAAATTGTCAAGCAATTTGAAAAGGATGAGGATGTGATGGATTATATCAAAGATAATTTTGATACTACACCAGATCCAGAGTTCCCCTCACTTGATCCAAATCGTGGTTATACGCGGCCTAAGGCTTCTAAATATATTATTACATGGGCTAAAGTCCATACATACGTACGTAAAAAGGGACCTACAAGGATCGAGTTAACTGAAGATGAAAAGGAAGTACAAAAGACGCTTGAGGCATCAATTACGAAAGAAGCGATTGATGAGTGGGGTCAAAATGAAATGCTGCGTGAAGTAAGAAAACATTATTGGAGTCATCCGGATGCAAGAGGGCTTGAAGAAAAAAAATAAACAAGGACTTACACCTCGTCAATTGGAGGTGTATAATCTTATTAAGGATTATATTAAAGCGAATGGGTTTGCCCCGTCGTATGAAGAGATAAAACAGCTTATGGGCTCGAGGTCCAAGGCCCATGTGCACGCTTTTGTGCATCAATTAATTAGAAGAGGATGGATAGGAAGAGGAAATGGCAGGAATCGGTCAATTTTTATTTTGTAATGTGTCACCTATAGTGGTATATTTGCTAAAAAGTTTTTTTTATTTTGTTACCGGGGACCAAACTGGTGCCACAGTGACACAATTGGTGATTAAACTATATAATTCAATGACTTATGTTGTGTCACCTATGTGTCACTACTCTAGACGACGCAAGGCACTTTTTTGTTTTTTAGATAATAAAATGAGTAAAAACTCAACTATACTGCGGGGTATAGCATGGTAGATAAAAGATTAAGTAGTGCCACAAGTGGTGCCACAAATATGGCAAAAAAGTATCCAATTCGTGACGACGGATTGACAGATAAACAACGTGTGTTTGTAAAGATATATGCTGAGAATGAAGGTAGGTTGACACCAACAGAATGTGCAAGACAAGCTGGGTATAAAGAAGATAGGGCTAATACAACTGCATCTGAGTTATTGAATGGTAAAAGATTTCCAAGAGTAGTAGAAGCTGTTATTGCACGCAGAGCTGAAATTGAAAAGACACACGAGGTAAAATTAAATAAACATGTACAAGAGTTGGCTAGACTGCGCGAAAAGTCTTTGTCTGAAAAGTCTTATTCTGCTGCTGTTAATGCTGAGCGGTTGCGAGGGCAGGCTGCCGGATTGTACATCGATAGAAAAGAAATCAGAACAGGTTCTATTGACTCTATGTCTAGAGACGACGTTTTAAAACAATTAAAGGAGTTAGGATTAACAGGTGAGTTTAACAAAAAAGGAAATAAAACTGTCCTTTCGGTCGAAGAGAAATCCGATAGCGAAGGACCTAAAGACATCACGCCAGTGGAGTCAGAAAGTAATAAAGAACAAGAAGAAGTATGACCGTAAAGCCGGAGACAAATTTCTGGAAGAGTGTAAAGACATTATTAGAGGGTGGTAATTATATTGTTTCACGCCTTGAAAGTTACGTTACGCCAGGATTCCCAGATTGTCTAATATTTCATAAAGATGTAGGTTTCTTCACATTAGAATTAAAGGTCGTCCAAAGTAGTAATAAAGTATTACTATCACCATTCCAAATTGCCTGGAATATGCGTCATGCATTGGCAGGAGCACCATCTTATATCCTGGTTAGCTTGCCTGTCAGTGGCACAGTCAAATTGTTTCACGGCTGTAAAACCAAGGACCTCGGCGCAAATAACGTGTTTTCTGTGCCCGGGTTGTACGAAGGAAGGCTCGTGGACCTAGATCTTGTCAAGCTCTTAAACTCCCAAACTCCCCAATAACTGTTGATAACCTGTGGATAACTTTCCAGGCGGCCCGGCGCCCGCGGGACAAACTTGTCAAGTTCAAACTCCCAAACTCCCGGAAGTCCGCCATTTTCCGTGGAGCTCGCATCACGCTGCTGGATCCCGGGACCCTGCTCAGAGATGCGCAAACTCCCAAACTCCCAGAAGTCTGCCATTTTTGTGATGACCCTGCAGCTCGCCTTCACGCACCGGGCGCGCCGGTACTTCCTGACTGGATCAAAACAAAGTTATCCACAATTAATTTGAACTAGCTATATACTTCATGATTCGGAAATGTTATAATAAGGCACGTTTAAACATAGGTACGAAGTGGGATAATATAACTTCTGTGTTTAAAGACACTTCGTACCATTAGAAATAGATCGGAGTAAACTATGGATCAAGATTTAATAAGAGTATTAGATAAGATTGCTAATGCCTTAGAAGAAAACACTACTATATTAAATAGGATTGCAGATCATTATGATGGGGTTGTTCCCGTTATGACACGTAATGCTAAAAGAGTTGAGGACGCACACGAAAAAGCTGAATCAAGTTTCTTGGGTAATCTATTTGGAGAACCAGAAACAACGAATTAACCCATAGGTTTGGGGAGCTCAAACTCCCCAAACTCCCACCGTGGATATCCTGTGGATAACCTGTGGATAAGTGGCCGGGCGCGCTGCGCGCTACGCAAACTCCTGTCAAGTCTGAAACTCTCAAACTCCCGGAAGTCCGCCATTTGTTGGCCGGGACCCAGGATGCCAGTCAGTTGCCCGGCGCGCGATCCTTTTCCCGGGCAACCTTCGGTATAAAAGGTAGGGTTTCTGCCGAAAAATTTTGAAGCCCGGGTTGACGCTACCAGCATGCGTATGTTATACAATTGAAGAGACTATAGAAAGAGAAGGAAAAATGCCGTTTTTATTACTACTTGTACCCCTGAAACTCCTGTTGATCATACTGGTCCTGCAGCAGCTCCTGCATCTCTGATGAGACCAGGGCCCAGGTTCCTGCAGCTGCGTCAAACTCCCAAACTCCCTGAAGACTGCGAAGTTGGATTCGTGATTCGTGAGCTCTCTGACGCACCGGGCGCGCCGGGAATTCCTGTGGTAAGATTCGTACCATGCTGGGTTATCCACAAGAAATGTGAATCAAGGGTTGAGATGTCATGCATTTGATGATATAATGATGACAGTAAGAGCATGGGTGGATTCATTAAAGCGATTGCGAGCCGTTCTTACAATGAGGCAAGATAAACGGAGTTATTCGGCTCTTGCCTAAAAAACAAGAGGACAACAAGTGGCGACGCGTCCAGGACTTGTTGTCCTCAAACTCCTAAACTCTCCAAAACTCTTAAACTCCATTCAATTATGATTCGTGTCCAGCCCGGGCAGCAGGTGAAGGGCATCAGAGTCTGCTGGAATTTGGACATAAAAAAAGGGGGATATTATATCCCCCTTTGTCGTGGTTTATAAGTGGACTACAATACTTATTCCACTAGACCTAATCTTTTGACTAGGTATCCAATATCACCTTGCATATGCTTTATTAATTCTAAACCCCCATTGTTTCTGTTTTGACTCGCCCATTCAACTATTGAATTGCAAAGTACACCACAAATTAGTTTCCAATCAGCACTAGAGGTCATTGGAACTTTTACATCAGCCAACTTATCAAGGTTGCCTAATTCTTTCTCTAACTTTAAATGGTCAATCATCTCTTTTAATAGAGGTGATATGTCAGTACCATTTGAAGTTATCATTGGTAAATTATCAGTCATAGTAGTCCTTTATATTATTGAGTTATAACATCTGTCACTCATTACACAGATGATAATTAGTAAATAGTAAATGGCGACTAAAGTCGCCACAAACACAGTAAATTCAAGTATATCTTTAAACATCTTGACCATTAATCTTAATCACAGTTAATGGATTAATGTTAGCCCATTTTCTATGTTGAGGTAATAAGCCATTACCAACTCTAAATGCTAGAACATAATCATTATGCTCTTTAACATTTGTTGGTATTGGATTGTTAGTATGACGCCAAGCATAACCACCAAGAATACCTCTTTTAATTTTAGAGATAGTTCCAGCATTATTACGCCATTCGCAAGAGAAGAAACCCATTCCAACTTTGCGTTTAAATTCTTCTTTAGTCATAGTAGTCCTTTCTATTTCTATCTACCTTGTATCATGGCTAGATATGATAGTATATAGTTAATTAAATTAATTGTGGATATCCTGTGGATAAGTCGCCCGGGATATAGTATGCTCGTGCGTGTGTGTACTACTAGATGTAGGGGTGCGACAATTTGTCGCGCGGCAATTTGCCGCCCGGGCTCTGCGCTCGCAAGCATGCTCGCGCCCGCTCGCGAACTCGTCAGCATCCGCAAAGTCTGTGGGGTATCCCCCCCTTTTCAACTTGGGACTCTTTTATTTTTGGTTTGGCAAGTCTGAGAGTGACAATCACGTATAAAAACGTTATAATACTAATCTTAAAAAAATTTTTAAAAAATGGAAAACGTTTCTAAATTAGAATCACTAGATACGAATACACTGAAGTTGATTCTTAAAAATGCACTGGAAGAAAAGCGTGAAAAAGCGCAAGGCGATTTCATGACTTTTGTCAAACAGGTTTGGCCTGAGTTTGTAGAAGGTAAGCATCATAAGATATATGCAGAGAAGCTAAATCGTATTGCGAGTGGTGAGCTTAAAAGACTTATTGTCAATATGCCACCAAGACATACAAAATCAGAATTTGCTTCGCATTTATTTCCGGCGTTCTTCATGGGCCGCCATCCAAAAGCCAAGCTTATTCAAACAACTCACACAGGTGAATTAGCAATCAGATTTGGACGTAAGGCCAAGAACCTGATAGAATCAACAGAGTATGAAAAAGTTTTTCCACACGTCACCCTTGCGGCTGATTCAAAAGCTGCTGGACGTTGGGAGTCAAATCATGGCGGCGAGTATTTTGCTGCTGGTGTCGGTGGTGCTATTACTGGTCGTGGTGCCGATTTACTTATTATTGATGATCCTCATTCAGAGCAAGATGCTCTTTCGCCCACGGTCCTAGAATCACATTACGAGTGGTATACTTCCGGTCCACGTCAGCGTTTACAACCTGGCGGCGCGATTGTGTTAGTAATGACAAGATGGTCGATTAAAGATCTCACTGGTAAGCTGCTCGAGGCCCAAGGCAAAGATGATATGTCTGACCAATGGGAAATAGTAGAATTTCCTGCAATCATAAATGATAAACCTATGTGGGGTAATTTTTGGTCTTTGAAAGGTTTAATGGGTGTTAAGGCATCTATTCCACTAACCAAGTGGCAAGCACAATGGATGCAGCAACCTACATCCGAGGAAGGTGCACTTATAAAACGTGAGTGGTGGAAAAAATGGGATAGTGACAAGATCCCAGAACTAGAGTATATTATACAGTCTTACGATACCGCATTTAGTAAAAAAGAAACAGCTGACTATTCAGCTATAACAACATGGGGTGTATTCCAGCCAGATGAGGGTGGAAGACCATGCATTATTCTTCTTGATGCAAAAAAAGGAAGATGGAATTTTCCTGAGTTAAAAGCTAAAGCACAAGAGGAATATAAATACTGGGAGCCAGAATTGGTACTCGTGGAAGCGAAGGCGAGCGGCCTTCCATTAACACACGAGCTCCAAAAGGCGGGGGTCCCTGTAATTAACTTTACACCGTCGAAAGGGAATGATAAACATTCAAGGGTAAATAGTGTCGCACCTATATTCGAATCAGGGGCAGTTTATGCTCCATTAGACAGGCGTTGGGCAGAAGAAGTTATCGAGGAGTGTGCAGCATTCCCTTTTGGGGACCACGACGATTATGTTGATAGTACAACACAAGCGTTAATGCGTTATCGACAAGGATATTATGTCGAGCTGCAAGACGATTTCAAGGATGAGCAGAGGCAAGAAGGCTTTAGGAGGGATTATTACTAATGGCAGAAGACGCTAACACTAGATATCAAAGAATGCTTGAAAGCAAACGTCACTTACGTGATTCGAGCAAAATTAAAGATTTTGAAGCTGAAGATTATGAATATACTCCGGCTACAGAAATGGATGCTGAATTTATTCCAGATAATGAAGCTGGAATACCAGGAGAAGACTATAGTTTCATAGAAAATGTAGTTGCCACTGGATATAACATTCCTAAGACAGTTGCTGATTACGCACTACAAACTCTTCCTATGGCAGAAACAATAATAAATCCAATGGGTGAGTATAGTGGTATTTATGATTATTTTAAAACACTTGGATCAACTAATTTAGAAAATACAGATTTTGTAAAAATTGCAAAAAATCAAACTAACAACCCTGATATATTTAATTACCTTGAAGGATATAAACAAGAGTATGTTCTTAATGAAGCAAGAGTAATTGATCATCTTAACAAAAATCTTGGATTAGATGTTGCTAATCTTGAAGATCTTGTTAAAAAATACAAAGGAAATAAAGAAGTCGCTGATTCTGTTTCATCGTCTGTAAAAGAACTTGAACAAAATTATTTAACGCAAGACGATTGGTACGAGGACGAAGATTTCTATTACATTAAAAATTTTAAAGAGATGCCAGGCGTTAATCTTGCATGGACTCATTTAGGTGATTTACAAATGCCTAACTATGGTATTTTTAAATTTGATGACGATGGGCAAGGGTCCATGATGCGTACATCTGCAACCAATCTGCGTGGCTCGAGCATCCCAGGTGTTCCGTTTATTGGTGAGCAAGGATTTGGAACAAAGCCACAACATCAATATGGGTTAGAACTTTATGGAAACACCGCAGCCCAAACTATTGGAGAACTTGGTGGAGCGGCTGCATCTTTATTTGTTGGTAATCCACGTGCTATTACTCATCCAGGAATACTTAATAAAGTTACAGGAGCATTAAAAGGTTTTAATCCAATACCAAAAGGAAATGTTGGAAAAGCAGCAGCTACAGGTATCGCTACTATTCCAGTGG